TTAGAAAATGCTACTGTTACTGCAACAGGTAACGGAACTGCTAGAGATAATGCAAGCTCTACTGCTAATGGTGGTGGTGCTTTTATAATTGCAACATCAGTATCAGGAACAAGTACGCCTACGTTGAATGCTAAGATTACACACTCAGCAGATAACTCAACCTATGCAGACCTTGTAACTTTTACTGCTTTAACATCAGCAGGTGCAGAAGTTAAAGAAGTAGCAAGTGGCACAACAGTAAATCGATACTTAAAAGTCGTTTATACTGTTAGTGGAACAAACCCAAGTTTCAATGTTATAGTTGGATTTGGAAGAAATAATTAAAAGGAGAATATATGGCATTTGTACACGGTAAAGATTCAGTTTTCAAACTTGATAACTCAGGTGGGTCATTAACTGATATTTCAAGCTATGTAAACAATGTTGATTTTCCTGAAACATCAGATGTATCTGAAACTACAACACTAGGTGCAGATAATAAAACATATATCGCAGGTCTAAAAGACGCTACAATCGGATTGTCAGGTCTTTGGGATAGTACTGCTGACGCTATATTTGGTGCAGTTGTTGGTCAATCAGCAACTTTATCTTTTGAATATAGCCCTGAGGGAACTGCTAGTGGCAAAGTAAAATATACTGGAGAAGCAATTTTGACTTCTTATGCCATATCAAGTCCCGTAGGAGATGTCGTAGGATATTCTGCCGATATGCAAGTTTCAGGTGCAATCACAAGAGCATTACATAGTTAAATAAAAGGAGAGCTAGACGTATGGCTAAAATTTTAAACTTAGATGACATTAAGTCATTACCTGATGTGCCGACCAAGACTATTGATATTCCACAATGGAATGTCTCTATAAAGGTAAAAGGCATATCTAAAAAAATGCAAATCGAATTAGGTCGATTAATCAATGGCGAACAAACAGACGCTTTTGATTATCAAAAAGCACTTCTAATAGCAAGTGTGGTTGAGCCTAAGTTAACCGAAGAATCAATAGATGAACTGTATGAAAAAGACGCAACAGTTATTGATTTAATATTTGCAGAACTTAATACACTTAACGGTGTAGGAAGCGAGATTGAATCGGCTCTAGCCGAAGATTTCAAAAGCTAACCCTGACTTAGTATTCCAATTCAGATTAGCTCGTGACTTAAGAATGACAGTTGGCGAACTGCGAACTAAAATGTCATCATTAGAGTATTCTCAATGGGCTACATACTACTATGTAGAACAACAAGAGAGGAACAAACAACGAGCTATGGCAGAAGCAGAAGCTAAGAAAAGGAAACAAAGATAATGGGTAGTTCAAATATCCTAATTAAACTTGTCCTAGAAGGATTTACTAAAGCAAAAGCCCAAATGAATAATTTGGGTAAGTCAACTGATGACTCATCAGGGAAATTAAATAAGTTTGGTACAGTAGCTAAAGTTGGTGCTATTGCCGTTGGTACAGTCCTTGTTAAAGCCTTAGCAAGTGCAACAAGAGAGTTCATAGAGTTCGAGGATAAACTCAACCAATCTCTTGCCATAATGAAAACAACAGAAGAACAACAACATAGAATGGCTCAGGCTTCACGACAAGTAGCCATTGAATCAAGAGTAAGTGCTGATGAATCAGCAGAAGCGTTTTTCTTCTTAGCGTCAGCAGGTTTAGACGCAGAACAATCTATATCTGCACTTCCACAAGTGACAAAGTTTGCTCAAGCAGGTATGTTCGATATGGCTCTTGCTACTGACCTAGCAACCGACTCGCAGTCTGCATTAGGACTAACAGTTAAAGACGCAGAACAAAACCTTACAAACTTAACAAGAGTTACAGATGTATTAGTAAAAGCTAACACTTTAGCAAACGCTTCTGTACAACAATTCGCAGAAGCATTAACTACTAAATCAGGGTCGGCTTTAAAGATTACAAACAAATCTATTGAAGAAGGTGTAGCAGTCTTATCAGCTTTTGCAGATAGAGGTGTTAAGGGTGCAGAAGCAGGAGAGAAACTTAATCAGTTACTTCGAGATGTAACAAGAGCAGTTGGTAAGAACTCAGAAGAATTTAAAAAGTTTAACATTAATGTTGTTGATAATGAAGGTAATTTAAAAAACCTAGCAGATGTTGTTGACGAATTAGACGGTGGAATGTCAGGTCTATCTGACCAACAAAAAGCAGTATTACTTGATACATTAGGTTTAAATCGTGGTGTAGCTGACGCAGTTAAAATCTTATCAGGTGCAGGAGACCAAATTAGAGAATATCAATCTGCATTAGAGGACGCAGGTGGAGTTACACAAGAAGTGGCAGATAAACAAGTCGACTCTTTACAGGGACAATTAGAAATACTTAATAGCAAATTTTCTGAACTAGGATTTATTATTTTAGACGAATTACAACCTGCTTTAGATACTGCAATTAAAGGAATGAGTGGTTTATTATCTGACATTATTATATTGACTAAAGATACAGAAGAACTTACTAAAGCAGAAAAAGAACGAGCAGATGAATTAGGAATAATGAAGTTTGTAATGGCAGGAGTAAGTTATGAAACTGCAAGAACTTTAGTAGAAAATGATAGATTAAAACAACAACAACTTGAACAAGCAAGAAATATGACAATCTCACACCAAAGATTTGAAGATTTAATTGAAGCTCACAAAGATTTACAAACTAATATACACGAGCTTGATAGAGAAACAGGTGTACTCAACAGAACTAGAGAAGAATCTATTGAAGTAACCGAAGAAGAAATAGAAGCAGAAAAGAAACTTGCAAGAGATAGAGCAACGGCAGGATTAGACGCTATTAGAAGTTTGAATGACGCTTATCAAAACCTTAGAGATATTGAAGAAGATAGATTAGACCTAGTAGATAAAGAAGCTAAAGCTCTTACAAAACTAAATAAAGCTAATAAAGATTTAGAAAAAGCTAATAGTAAAGTTGAGCAAGCTAAAGAAGATTTTAATAAAATATCAGGGCTTGGTGCAAAAGTAACTAATGAAGAAGCCCTAGCTATTGCAAGACAAAGAGAACAAATATCAGAACTTGAAAAAGTAGAAGAAAAGTCTGAGATACAGAAACTACAACTTGCAGTCGCAAGAGAACGCTTAAATGAATTAATTGAACAATCAACTGCTATCTCAAGAGAAGAAGAACAAGCCTTAAGAGATATTGAGAGAGCAGAAGAAGATGTAATTAAACAAACAGAAAAACTTAAAGAAGCACAAGATGATTACAGACAATCACAAGAAGATTTAGCTAAGGCAACTGCTAACTCTACTGAGAACATCTTAGAAATGGCTCTAGCTAAGGCAGAACTTGACTCAGCATTAGAAGATTTAAAGTCAGCAGAGAAGTTTAAAGACGGCATAAATGAAATAGTTAGATTGATTGGTGGAGATTTAGATACCTTGACGAATCAATTTAATGCTTTATTTAATCTTGCAGGACGTGAGGTTGGTAATCAAGGTTTGCCACCAACAGAGAATAAAGTCATAGACGACATTGTTGAAGCAGTTGCAGAAGATACTATTGCACCGACAACACCACCAAGAAAATTTAATAGCTTAGGTGTACAGGAATTTGCTGATAATCTTGACCCACTAACTCAAGGAATTATAGGAACAGGTGGTGGTAGTAATACTGTTATAACTGTTAATACTGGTGCTTTACTTGGAACTGATGATGACGTAGAGAGAGCCGTGATAACTGCTCTTGAACAAGCAAAGCGTAAAGGTATTACAGTAGCTATATAATGAGTGCCAATTTTGATTCCAATGTTTCCTTAACTCTACAAGTTGCTTTTGATTCAGAGCCGTTTGATGAATCTCAGTCATATACAGATATAACGACTTACCTTCGAGCTTTTACTACTAGACGTGGAAGGCTCAACGAGATTGGAGAGTTTGTTGCAGGTACAATGAGCTTCTCTGTATCAAACGCTGACAATAGATTTAATCCTAACAATACTTCTAGTCCCTACTATGACTCAGGTAACGCAAGAACAAAGATACAACCTCTTAAAAGAGTGCGTATGTCTGCTACTTATGATTCATCAACCTATGTTATTTATGAAGGTTTCTTACAATCTATTCCTGTAAAGTTTATCTCAGAAGGTGCAGACTCTATTGTTACCTTCACTTGTGCTGACGCATTTAAGATATTTCAGTCTGCTCAGTTAGACGGTATTGGTTGGCGTTTAGGTCAAGCAGGTTTCTCAGAACTAGGTAGCTCTACACGTTTGAGTTATGTTGACGAACAAGAATTATCTTCTGCAAGAGTTACTCGTATCTTAGACTCTATTGGTTTTCCTAGTAACAGGAGAGATGTTCTTACTGGTACAAAACAAGTTATTGTACAACCTATAACAACAAATGTACTTACTGGATTAAGAGAGTGTGAGACTGCTGAGAATGGACAATTCTTTATTTCTAAAGACGGCAAAGCAACGTTTAGAAATAGAGATTATAAACTCTCAAACACTAAAGCAGTAAATGTTCAAGGTACATTTAGTAATGACGGTAGTAACTTACCATACACAAATGTCTCTACTTCCTTTGATGACAATGAGATTATCAATGTTTATGAGTGGCAGAGAAGTGGTGGTACTACACAATACAAAGCTGACGCTGATTCTGTACTTAGATACAGACCTAAAGAGAGTACTAAAACAACAATTAACATTAATGATTCTGATGTTTTGTCTATTATTGAACAAAAAATTGCTGAAACTTCTTTGCCAATCTTAAGGATAGATACCTTATCTGTTAACCCTAGAGAGAATACTTCTCTTTGGGAACAAGTTTTAGGACGAGAGTTCGGAGATAGAATATCTGTTAAGATAGTAAATGTTGACGGTAGTAGCTTTACTGATGAACTTTGGATAGAATCAATAACGCATACTGTAAACGCTAGTAATCAAAGTTGGGATTGGACTGCAACATTAAGTCCGGCAGGTAGCTCGGCTTGGATATTAGGACAAGCGAAACTTGGAGAAGGAACAAGGTTAGTTTATGCTTAGTAAAAAGGAGAATTTATAAATGGCAGGCTTTAAAGTTTGGACAACAGGAGACTTAGTAAACGCTTCTGATTTTAACTCATACCTACAAGAACAGGTCATCATGCGTTTTGCTAACTCATCAGCTAGAGATTCAGCAGTCAGTTCAGCAGAAGAAGGTATGTTCTGTTTCTTACAAGACACAAATACATTACAGTTTTATGACGGAAGTTCTTGGACATCATTCATTGGAGAAGGAGATATAACCTCTATTGTTACTGCTTCTACATCAGGTTTATCAGGTGGAACAACAAGTGGAGTTGCCACGCT